TGGTTTGTGATTCTTAATTTTTATAACTGCTACGTCGGTATTTAATTCAGTTAAAGAACTACTATATACAGTATCGTCCCATTTAAGTTCTAAATAAGGAGGGAAAATAGTATGTGTATCTGATCCATAGTACTTAAGGTTTACACTGGCAGTTGTGTAATTTTCATATGTATCTTCAATTTTAAGAAGAAGCCCATTGTTACTTAAGGAACCGCTGTACATTCCTTCTATGGCTTCCGTAACATCCATGTTAATATCGTATGTAGATGTTAAGTCAAAAACTTGACTTGTAGTAGGTGTAGGTAAATAATCTGCTCCAGGTGTAGTCCACTCTGTTGTTGAATCGTCTTTATATTTCCAGCTACAGCCTCCTAGATTAGGCGGACTGTCTGTTCTTTGACCTGTACCGTTAGTCCAGGAGGAAGATAGGGGATAAGAGTTAATAGTGAAGGTGTCTGGTATTTCAGAAGCTGAAGCTAAGGATAGGTGTAGGCTTGCGCTAAATCCTCCCGTTACTTTATTATTTATACTGCTTGTAATATCTGACTGTCTAAACTGTATTAGAGTTCTGTTTGTCCTTCCTGTTAAATTAACGTCGGGATATCCTCCTATTTCTAATATTGGATCTTTACCGGCATTACCGTACAGTCCTGCCACATTTGGTTCAGACCAAATATGTGAATCTTTTTCGGGGTATATTCTAAATAATGCCATATTATATTGTTGTTACTCTCCCTGATATATCTATATCGGGATATTTAATTTCAAAAATACAAGGGTCATAAGAAGGATAAACTACTCCTCCTTTGGTTGCTCCTTCTACATCATATCCGAAACCGGAGTAGTTACCTCCTGCTTTATTAAATATGTTTACTGACTTAACTGTCTGTACACCTTTTACAGAGTCGAGTACTGTAAATACATTAGATGTATTGATGGGGCCATTTATATTTCTCTTACTTGTCTTAAAATAATCTTTTAGTTTATTAGTACAGTTTAAAAGTACGTCTCTTGATGCATAATTAGGTAATGTAAGAACTTCAAATTTTACTCCTACGTTTATAATAAATGCATCTTTGATATCAATCGCATCTGTTATCATCATATACTAAGTGAGATACTTTTTTAAGTTATTCTTTAAAGAAGACGATGCAGTAATTAGTTTTCCACTATTGTCATACGCTAATATATAAAGTGCTAGTGCTAAAGGATTACTGTCGAGAGGAGATTTAATACTATTTTGATTAAACTCTCGAGTTACAAATGCTTTTGCTACAGAACCAAACTGAGGCGGTAGAGATAATGCTCTAACTGTGTAATCAGATGTAGTAACAGCTCTCTTTTGTTCACTAAATGACTTAAGAGAATTTTGTCTCAACTCTTCTACTGTATCTCCATCTTTACCTCCGGATGCAGGCTTCTCGTTGTTAAACGTTAATGTGTCAAGGAAAGTTGAATCAGTTGCTGTGGTGGTAACTACATCTTTTTCAGTTATTGAATTGGCAGGTGCATTAGACTCTACTCCGCCGCCAGTAAGGTATCTTATAGTTAATGTTGTATTACTTGGTGCTAAACCATATGTTCTAGTAAATAAGAAGTTAGATGGATCAAATGCTCTATCGATTTGTTCAACTGGTTGTTTGTCTCCGAACTTCTTTATATTTTGTGGGTCTGGAAGAAACTGGTCGTCTGATGAGCCAATTATTCCTGCTCCAAACTGTATTTGCATAACTCCTTTTGAGGTAAACCTTGTTACGAATCTTCTAGGTACTTTTTTTAGTTGCATTAAAGATGGAACTAAAGCGTTATCAGTAGATGTGTTTTGCTGTTCATCAAATACTGTGTCCTGTCCTAAGAAAGGAACTTCTGTCCATGTTTTACCGTCACTGTCGGTAACATCTAATACTTTAATTATGTTAGTATCTGTTATGTTTACTGTTGCAAATTTCTCTGCTGAAGCAAATGTAGATGTAGTAGTGTTTATTACGCCTGACATTGCTGTAACCTTCTTACTTAATATATATTCTGCAGGATTATTACTTTCGTCTACTGATGATATTTTAATATCTGTAGGATCATAAGAACTAGAAAATTTAAAGTCTACGGTATCCTGTATTATAAAAGAAGAGTTTCCTTCTGAGGTTGATTTAATAGTACTGTTTTCATGTACTTTGATAGCTTGATCCCAATCGGGTGTATAGCTACTTCCAGAAAGTGCTTGTACTTTTTGCTCTACTAATATATCAGCAGTAGCAGCTGAAGTCACTCTAGGATTATAGCCCATCATGTATGCTAAAGAATATAGATTAGCAGGGTTCTGAGCGTGTTGAAGAAATGTTTCTTGTAATTGTGTGTCTTGGTAAAAAGAGAGTACATCACCAACGTATGATGCCATTTCAATAAACATCATTCCAGGGGCTGTTTCATTAAAGTCGTTATAGCTGTCTGGAAAATAGCTTTTCGCAAACTCTACTAACTGTTCTTTAAAGTCACCGAACTCTCTGTTTACATATTTTATGTCTCTTTGTTCAGCCATTATTGTTCAAAATTAATTACCACCTCATCTTCTATGTTGGTATTTTTTACCTTATACCTCATAGAGAATTGAACAGTATTGTTATCCGGTATTCCAAGTGTGTTAATTTCTACTGGTTCTACCCTAGGAAAATAGAATGCTAGATCTGCCTTAACTAGTGCATCTATCTCTTTTACTTTATTTTCAGTTAACTGGTCAAAGACTAGCTTCTGAAGTGAGTTACCAAAATTAACATTTAAAAATCTTTCGCCTCTACCTGTTAAAAAGTAATTGATCAAATTAGTCTTAATTGCCGCTTCTGTAGTGTAGTTTACATTAAATACACTTTTGCCAGAAAATGGCAACTGCACACCGACAGCTTTTCTAGGCTGTAGGTCTAATGGATCTATTTTTTTAACTTCGAATGCCATATCTTATGCTCCTGCTCTTTGCTTGGATGATTCATTAGCTTTATCTAAAATTGCTTTTGCTTTATTAGGATCGAATCCAGGTATTGTGCTTAAGTCTAATCCTGCTCCTCCTCCACCTGTAGCCTGTCTTTGTGCAAAGTTAGGTGCTGATGTAGAATTAGCATTAATTATTGTTTTGTAATCTTCATTGGTCATTTCGGATTTAGTTTGATTTATCATCTCTTCTAAAGGAACTGTACCTTGATTAATCTTTCCAGTCGACCACGTCTTGCTTATATCCTTCTGTGTAACTGGAGTGTATGTTGTTTGAGTCTGTTTTGTTGGTGTAGATGCTGCTTTGACTGCTTCATTAAGCATATCTTGCAACTCTTCTTTAATAGCAGACTTAACTTCTTCTCTTATTATTGTACGTAATTGATCGAGTTTCATATATATAAATAGTTTGTTTATGAAAGTTGGTTGTCTATTCTAAATTTTATTTCATTTAATAATACTTCTGCGTCAGAAGCAAAGGATTTATCACCGACAAACATCTCTGCTCCGTCAGGATTTATTGCTACTGCGTACCGTCTAGGGGCAATAGGTGGTGCTTGTGGATCATTCTTTATTCTTAATTCATATACAACACCATCAGGGCCTGTATGAAAGAACTTAGAATTAATTCCTGCTTTACCTTCCCCAATATTAGCAAAATTATCTAATAGTCCTTTAATAAGGTCTTTGGTATTAGAATTAATATTGCTATCCTCTATCTTTCTAATTCCAGATAGAAGGTCGCTTACCCCTTTACTTACAGCAGAATCTAATGTACTCCAGAATTCAGCTGTAGGGGGTATATTTTCTAATGAAGAGGTATGCTCTTTAATGCATATGTACTCTACATTATTATACTTAACTTGGTCATTCACAAGATATATAATATCCCCGCCGTCGGCGTTTGAAGATACTGGGTTCTTAAGTATCCATTTTCCTTTTTTGTTTAAATCACTTTTAGATTTTAAACTATCTTTGCTACTGTTAGTTAATCCTTTATTGGATACGGAGGCAAGAAGCTTAGGTCCTAGAGAAGAGAAGATTAAGTCTCCGTCATCATCTGAAAGTCCAAGATCGTCTATATCTGTTTGAGTTAAATCTCCATTGTCGAGTTGTTTTTGTAGTGCTGCTTCTATTTCACAGCATTTAACGGCTGTGTCTGCTGCGCCTAAGTTACGTTGTAAACTCTTTAATGATGCTGATGGAGTATCTAATACTGCTTCTATAGCTACTATAATTTCGTCAATTTGCTTAATAAACTCCTTTAGTAGATGCATAGTATCTGCATACTTAGTTGTAATGTTTATTGGTAAACCAATAATAAGACCACCGGCAGGTCCTGGTGGAATACCTATACCCTGTGGAATTGGTAAAGTAAGTATGATTTTTAAAGCTGCTTTTAGTCCCCCTAATGGTGGTTTTAATTTACCGGGTATAGCTTTAAATTTTGATATACGGCTCTGTACTTGTTGGAGAGATTTTTGATTTTGATTTAGTTTCTTTCTTAACCTATCTGTCTCCGGCCCTGTCGGGCATCCTTTTCTATTGAGTGAATTAGTTATGTTGGTAGAGTTCTGTATTACTTTTGACATTACCCCACCCATCATCTTGCCAACTATTTTAGCGATGGTACCATGAAGTCCGGAATCGGGTATATTAACGTATGGCATTATTCTGTATATACTTTTTTAGATAGTAGTTGTTTTAATAAACTCTTTAACTGCGGTATTACTGGTACTATTGAATTTGCTGTAGCTATCTGCTTTGCCACGAATGCAGGAGGTGCAGGTGGTGATGTAGCTATACTCTTACACAGGGTTTCGAATTGAGATATAAAATCATCTAACCAGTCTATCGAAGTTTGACCTAAGAGCACAGGTTCTATCTCTTTAAATGCATCTGTACCTAAGTATACCTTTGTAGCGTCTAGTGCTACGTACTCTTCTCCATCTATTCCTACTACCTTTCCATTTAAACCTATACCTTCAACTGCAGATAAAAATATTCCTTCTTCTTTAGCATTGAAGAACAGTCTCCCTCCATTAAGAATTATTTGATTACCTTTATATGAATCTGCTTTATCTGGTTCGGAATCCCATGCGTCACGTTTATCGTTTGCTTGAGTAAGTTCAAACTTATGATCTGCTCCCATATACAGTGAGTTTGGATCATCATTGATATCTTCTATAACAGGTGTTACTCCGTCCTCTGGTTCTTTTTGTCCGTTTGAAAGTATAACATATGGAACTCCGTCATTACTGTCGTCTGTAAATATATTAGTATCGTATTTAGTACCTCCCAGTCTAAGTGTAGATCCAAATCTACTTTCCATTAATACGTCTCCTGGAAAGGCTTGAATAGGTGGTACATTCTCTTTTTCAACAAAGTATTCACCTAGGTCCACAGATGATCCTTCACCAGACTGTAGTGTGTCTGGAGCAGCATTGTGGTGAGGAGAGTTCCATACTCCTACTATAGCTGTCCAGTACATCTTAGTTTTAGTTGGATCCTGTGGTGTACGTTCGTCAGAGGGAAGTTTTTCTACTCTTACTATCTCATTCTTTAAGGGTATCTTTTTAAATTCGGATATACCACAGTAGGCGAACTTAAGAGGTTGTTCTCCATCCTCTAAAGTCGGTACGTGTAGTTCTCTGTAAAATAGTCCGTACAGTGCGTTTGAAGATCCTTTATCTTCATATTCAGGATGAAATGAATCTTGAACAACATCTACTACTCTAGCAAATATAGAGCTGTTTGATGATGATCCGTTTCCTCCACCGCTACCTGCCGAAGCGTTTCCGAATGATTTAAACATCTTTGTCTGGTTCTCCTTCTTTTTTAGTTGGTACTTCCTCTATCTCATTTTCTAAAGCTTCTTGCTCTTCTAGTAAATCCTGTAGGTCAGAGAAATCAAACTCTCCGCCTTCTCCTTTAGCTGCTGCACTTTCTATACGTTGAATAATAGTTGCTAGTTTAATGAGCGCATCATCATTCTTAACACCTATCTCCATGTACTCCTTAATCATAGGAACTATTAAAGTAGCGTCTCCAATATTTTCAATAAGAGGTTTTAATTCTCCTATCAGTGCTTTAACTTGTCCTTTAGTTTCTTTAGAATTATCGTAAATTTCTCCAAAAAGATCTGATAGAGTTTTGCCTTTAAATATTTCTTTATCTAAACTCATAGTATTATATACTTTTATATAAATAGATTATAACACTTTATTTGATATTAATCCTTCATCATAAAGTTTTTGATACTTTTCTTTAAAGTTTAATTTAAGTTTAGTGATAACTCTTGTAAGGTTAGGGGTATCACAGTCAGTCATCTCTCTAATGTATATGTAGAGAGCTTTTTTCTTAAATATCTCTAAATCATTTCTAGTTCTAAATAATGTTAAGACAGCATCTGCGATTCTTTTTTCGTGGTCCTTTCTAAACATTTCATCTAACTCCTCATAACACCCCTAACCCAGCGGTCAATAAATTGTGCTAAGGTGATTCCTACAGTACTTAGGTCTCTCTGTTCTGGTACGTAGCCGTCTGCTACATCATCCCATGATCCTATCTGTTTTAGCTTCTTATAATTCTTATTGTTGTAATTTATCAACCAACGTTTAACTATAGTACCAAAGTAGGAGTATGCTTTTGCACCGTTTGTAGGGTCAAACTTCATAATCTTTTCTTCTAGTAGGACAGAAACTATCTCATGCTTGAGATCTTCTATCTTTTCAACATCTGTGTAATAAAACTTAAACGTATGTATAATGTTCTCTGCTAACTTGTAGAATGGTAGGTAAATATGATCAGTGAATATACTATTTCTATATTCTGAATCTATTGATGTATTGTATTTAACTATATATTGTTCTGTCTCTGTTGTAAAGTAGTTAGCTTTTGCTTTCTTCCTTGCCATAATTTTCGGGGAGCATATATTTATCAAGCTCGCTCTGTATTTCTTTTAATTTATTAAAAAAATAACCGACCTCGTCATCGCTTGCAAAGACCCCTTTTTCGTCTAGCTCTTGAAGGTGCATTTTCGAATCTCTAATTAAATTTGAAATTCTTTGAAGATAACTTGTTTGATCAACCGTTACATCTTCGTACTTTTCTACTTTCGTAATTAAGTTATTAATAATATAAACAGAAGTTACCAGGATAGCAACTAAAACAGTAATTATTATGTTAGTAAGAGTAAAAAATTGTGCCATATTATAAGTTTTTAAGCATTTTACTTAGGCCTTCTGAAGAATTTACTCTTCTACCTGTAGATGCTTTTGTTTTTTTAGTAGTAGGTATTGCTGATCCACCTTTATTTTTCCACATATCGTATTCAACCTTAGAGGCTAAGAAATCTGCTGAGTGAAGTACAGAGACTAGAGCAGTCTTTTGCCTAGATGATTCAACATTACTAAAGAAGTACGCTTCATTAGCTTTATCGAATACTCCATCATGACATCTGATGCCTAAAAATTCTTTCTGGTCTACTTTAATACCGAACTTCTGGAGTATAAAAAGAGATCTGTCTGGAATCAACATAAACTGTAGGTCAGGATTAAAAGTATACATTTCTGATAGTTTATCTTGTCTCCATTTGTCTGTCTGAGGTATGTAGTTTGGAGCATCTCCATCTCCTATTTTACCTAAGTCGTGGAATAGTGCAGAAAATACTAACTGTTCATCAGTATAATCTAAAGTACCTCCCATCTTTTCATAAAGTCTAGATTGTTCAATAGCATATTGTACCACTCTATTGACATGATCTACATATCCACCAGCAAAAGCATTATGGTACCAAGTCTTACCACTAGCAGGAGCCATTATATAAGTCTCCTCCATATGGTTTAACATACCTTTAACTTGAGTAACACGCTCTTCACTTAAATAAGTTTCTATTATTTTAAGATGTTTCTCGTAATTCTTTTGAATTTGTTCTGCTTCTAACATAGTGTAACCTTTTATTTATTTATTATTAATTATATTATATATTTATATAAGTATATATATATATTTTTATTATTATATATTATATTATTTATTATCTATATTAATATCTTATTAATTATATATTGAAGATATTAAATTAAATTCGAATAAGCAACTATTCTACAATAAATTTTTCTTCGTAGTGATCTTTTACTATAGAATTATCACCTGCATCCCATAATATCCTCATATTTACTGTGATAGTATCTCCTATCATTTCTGGAATAAATGGTCCTAAGTAACGTCTTGACATTAGTCTTCCGTTTTTCTTAGAAAATCTTATACCCGTAGGTTGAGCTATATTAATAGTTTCTCCTTCGTATTGAGTTAAATTAACGTCTGTCCACCCTGCCGGTAGAGGTAAACCTGAAGAGGTGTAATTACCGAAAGGAGTGTAGTAGGGAACAGATATCACTAGGTTGTCACCTATTCTCCACGATGTATTACTATCAAATCTAGCTTCTATAACTGACTCTTCATTATATTGCCAATACGGGTCAACTTCGGAAGCTGTCACATCAACAAAAAAGTAAGGTAGGTATTCACCCGTCCAATCTAGAGGTACATGGTAATATCCATTTGCATCTTTCTCATAGCTCCAAAGCATTTGTCCATCACAACCACCAGGGCAGGTGTTCGGGGAGAGCTCATCGGGCGAGCATGAGGTTAATAGTAAAATTAAAACAGTTACGGCCGCCGCGCGAAACGCGCGAAGTTGCACCGCGATTTTTATTTCTTTCATCTTATAACATTTTATATGGTTGACTTATTGAATCTATAATAGGCTTTACCTCTTCTAGTGAGATTGTAAAGAATTCTTTTCTCTTATTAACTCTAACTTCAGCTAAATGAAAATGTATTAACTGTTCTACATCATGGCCATTAAACACCGGTACAGAGTAAGCTACTTGATAATCTACAGGTACACCCGTTGCACTATTAATCTCTTTACACCTTTCCTCCGGAGTATTCTTAGTAAATCCTATCTTACATAGGCCCGGCATAGAAGTATTGGTAAGTACATATATCCATTGTGCCTCTATATCATATGTAGGCTTCTGGTTCATCTTCTTTACACTAGTATAATACGTAACGTCTTCCCATCCTTCGGATCTCTTCTGAGCATCTATACTAGGTGTTATCGTATATCCAGTTTTATCGTGTTCTGAGGTATTATGATCGGCTTTGATTAGAGTTGCCGATTCCTCTATAGTTAATCTTTTCATTCTCATAACCTTTATTGTTTTTATTTATACTTAAATATAAGAAATCTTTGTCAGGGAGGCAACTATCTTAGTAACTTTCTACAGTCTCTTTAGAAATATAAGACTCTATCAACAGATCTTGATACCTCTTTATAACAGCACAGTTTTCATAATGCTCTATCTTTTCAAAGTACCTTAAAAGGTTCTCTAACCCTACATACGTTTCATCTCTTCCGAAAGAATCAGCAACCTTATATATTTTATCAAAGTTAAGACTATCTATTCTCTCTAAGTACGTATATAACTTAATATAATACTTATACTTTGTTAACGCTCTTACATTCTTATAATCTTCTGGGTGTCTCTTTAAGTACATCATATCCATTATACTATAATTCTCTAATCCCTTTAGAACCATACCCATTAGTACAAAAGGATTTTTTAACTGATCTTCAACACTATGCTCTTTGTAGATTTCCTCGTCACCTACTTCAAATATAGAAAATAATGTATTCTTGTCTAATGGTTGCATAAAATTATAGTTGCATTTCTTATAAATATTTACTATCTTGTAGAAATAAAGATAATAGTATGGATTTTAGAATAGAATTAATAGCAGACGGGTTTTTAGTTGGTTTTACCTACTACGGAAAAGGAGATATCGTAATAGAGGAGGAAAATGACTGGATAGAACTAAATATCTACTTAGGACTTGCTAAAATTACATGGAGGTGGTGGTAATCCCTATATGCTCAAAATTTTTCCAAAAAAAATTCCTTAGATTCGTTGGAAACGTGGTAAAAAGTTCTTATATTGTAGTATATAACAAAGGTAACGTATGCAGACTATAGAAGACATCGTTTATTCTGCCATCTCCCATGGCGCTAAGGATGAATTATACCGAGAAGTCGCGAAAATAAGGAATAGTAAAGGTTCTCCCACTGAATTGCTAGAGATTTATCAAAAAGCATACGAAACTGTTGTTAATCGAACGTAGATAATGAATTTAACAGGTAATCAAAGCTTTGACGAAATGGGTTTAGTTAATCTCCCAGTGATGCCAATGATCATTTTAACTATAAGCCTTATAATAGGAGCGGTATACCTATTTTATTTTGACGAATATGGGAAATAAATTAAAAGAGATCGTATATAGAGCATTATATAGATGGACAACACCATTAACATGGATAGGACTATTAGGGTTTTGTGTATTTGTATGGTATGGCTTAATAACTATAGTATTCTAACCTAATATATACATATATATTTATATATAACCTATATACTCAAATTTTATCAGATTTATGCAGATACGTATGGAAGAAACTTGCAGACTACCAACCCCTTAGGGAACTATACTGTCACTGTTATATCACCATGAGTGCAGCGTACAGGCAATTGGCCGGCAACTTGGAGTAAAATTCCGGAAGGGTATTCAAGACAGACTATCTTTTAGATAGGCAACTATTTAATTTGTTTATTTGGTATAAGGAGTGATAGGAAGGTAAGACAAGTTACTCCTATAAGACAATATAGAGGGTAGGTGAGTAATAGCCATAGAGTATTAACACCCAGCCATATAAGGCCTTGTATAAGCATTACACCTATAGTACATACCACTACAGCGGCTACAGTATAGTATATCTTCTTTATCATATATAGATTATTTAATAGGTTCAACTATAGACATCTTATATAGAGGAAACATATAGTTAGTTCTACTAGACATCATATCGTATGTGTAGGCAGACATTGTAGTAGGGCCTATCTTATCTATATTCATACCTGAGAACGTACCCCATATACTGTAGGACATCTTATCTCTGAAGTCACTATAGGCCTTTATGCTGTATACATTAGGCTTCCCATCACGGTCTTTACCGTAGGTAACCTTAAGCTTCTCTCCATCCTTAAGTGACTGGATAGTATCCAATATGTTCTTTGATTGTTTAACCTTGTCTGTATATGTCATAACCTTTATTTAAATAAGAAGAGGTGCATGGGCTTATCTGCCTTTATCCATGCTTTGCCAA